GCCGGCCTCGTTGAAGGTAAGACCTTACATTAATTATTAGATTTGATTATCAGATTTTCATTTTGACTAACGATGTCTGTTTTTAAAGCCAATTTTGTTTATAACTTATTTGCTTTCTAAACTTATATCATTAAACCATTATGTACTTTTGTTAATTCATTTCTTTTAACACATGTAAACTTTCTTTCACCTCTGCCAATAATTGGTGATTAACCATCACCTGGTAGTTGTTACTTCAAAAAGCGTTTTATGGTTCATTTCCACTCGCTTCTCATTTTGAGTTTTATTAATGCGATTTTTCTATTGAAGGAGAAATAGTTTGTTCTTTACCAATTTTATGCGTAAAGTACCTGATTGCACTCAGTTTGTGCGACAGATCCTGGCTGGACCCAGGAATGTTAAGCTTTAAAGGAGTTTTCGGATTAACTCGTCGATTGCTTAGTATTATTTAGACAAAAACACCGAACCTTATGAATCATGACTACTACAGAAAAGTCGAGAGCTGTGCTTGAGATGGTCTGTGAAGGAAACGTTGTGAACGATTTGGGGTTGCTCGAACAAGAGTACAGCGACTTGAATCAAGAACACATCGTGGCCCCGTATACGATCGGCCTCCACCACCATACTCATGATACGGCCAGCAAATATGATCGGGCCTTGAGCGTTCCAGCGCTCGATGCCAGCAATGCTACTGGACCCCTTTGTGACGCTAGTTTGCATAGGAGTGATTTAATTGTAGATAATAATATTCATATTCATATCCAGGGTGGTTCAGATATTAATTGGACCCCCGAAATTGATCGAGCTATTGCCATATATATGACCGGTTCCACGATACGTTACAACCTGAACCCTTCGGTGTTACCGGACATTTTATCCAGATTTTCCGCGTTTGAAATTTTGCGACGCTGGCAAGACCTTGATCCTATTAATGTCCTCCCACCTAATTTTGGTGGTTCTTGGACTGAGGATTCTTATACCGACACTGATTCGACAGGAAGCTCTTATGCCGAATCTCACCCTTGGGCTTTTATAGCCAACAACTTCTTAAATGGAGTTGCAGATGTCGTTGATTCCGCCCCCTATTTTTGGACTGTCACCATTTTCAAGATCTATAAGGCCAGGAAAGATCCTATCGCCAGAGCTCTAGTTCTTAATGACATTCTAACCAGGCACGTGAGCCTCATCCGCTCGCTTGCCAACAAACAATTGCCAGAAGGACACATTCTCGACACTGCAAAGTTGCTCGATGACGTGGCTGATAGTTTGGCTGACCTTACTGACGACGAAGTTAGTGAGTTTGCCCGTACTGTCCCTAATGGTGATATTGTTGATTATGATGAACAGGCTGGTGCTGATTTCTTCGAACATTTCAATACCTTTGCCAATGCCTATGCCGCTGTCACAGCAATTTATAAGTACATGTCAGATCGCAATGTGATCTATCCACTTATCAAGTTGCTTGTTGGCGGCAGTTTGTTTGCATTCGGCTCCCATATTGGTGATTCTGAGGTTTTCACTAGTGAGAACATAAAGGCTGCTACAAATACCATCTATGGTTTCTTTCGTACTGGAACCGTTGGTGCTTTTATGCAGGTTTTTGACTCCATCAGCAAGCTTTTCAGAACATGGATTGATTCCGACGGCGCGATGTCACTTACTCAACATTTGGATAGGACTAACAAAGCTGAACAATATTATCAGATTGGAGTGAGACTTTTGAAGCTCCAGTCCAATTATGCAATTGAGCTTGTGACTGTGCAGAGAGCGTATTTGTCCGAGGTTAATGACTTCATTGGATATTGCGTCGATCATTTGGGCGCAGGAACCCATGTCAAGAATCCTTGGCAAGCAGCTTTTTCTATTATACCGGACCGCAATCGTATTACTTGGTTTCAGACCACTTGGCGTCAATTGGATGCTTTCTACACTATCGAAATTAGTAGGAGCATGCGTATGCAGCCTTGTGTCTTTTTCTTAGAATCTGGTTCTTCCATTGGCAAGACCACTCTTCAAAAGATTTTGAACCAAATGTTGCTGACTGAACATTTAGATGTCCCAGTGGAACAGGTGGATACATTCACCTATCCTTGGCCTTCTGACGAGCCCAGTTTTGCAAATGGGGCTAAGAATTCGATGATTACAGTTATCTTCGATGACATAGGCGCTCTTCGTCATGATATTACCAAGTCCACAGGGGGTGATCCATTTATCAAGAGGTTGCTTGGATTGCTTAATATGTTTCCTTATGGTCCTGATCAGGCTTCTCTGGAGCTTAAAGGTAAGATTTTCCTTGCTCCTGAAGTTGTCATCCTGTCTACGAACAACCCAAAACTTGGCCTTCATCTCACATACAATGAACCAGGCGCGGTTTGGCGGCGTTTGGGAGCTATCATTCATGTTATTGTTGCTCCTGACTTTGTTACAGACACTGCAACTCTTGACGACAAGAAACTCAATGATTGGTGTAAAGCCAACCCAGGGGCAGTCCCTGATGCTTGGCGTTTTCGCATTGAGAATTTCAAAGCCGATAATAGAGATTATAACCAGAATGGAAAAGGCATCAAAGTGGTCTCCACCTATCATCCGCTTGAGACGGATCCAATGATGGATACGCCAACTTTCCTTAAGTGGGCCAGCGAAAAATTCGCTGCGCACAAGGCTATCCATACCAGCATTCTTGACACATTGAATGTGCCCTTCAATTTTGGGCCAATATTGCGTCCTGATGAGGAAGTGATTGTGTCGGAACCGAAGTTGTACGAGTCCCAATCTGGGGCTGATGCTTGGTTCATGGCCAAATCTCATTTCCAACCCCCTGCGCCCTCTTGGGCCCAAAATTTTACTTCCACCATTTTTGGCGCTACAAATATCGATCATTACTTTTACTGGTTTTTGGCTGTGTTTGCGTCGTTGTGGTCGTTCATTCTTTTTTGCTTTTATTTGCCTACTCTTTCAAGGTCGCTCTATTACAGGGCAGCAAATTGGTACAATGGCTTGCTCCTAGTCCGCATCATTCATGGTGTTAACACTGGGCGTGAGTTGGTTGTCAGTTGCCACGATAGGAAGCGTAGGGCCCTCGAATGGCTTGATAGTAATAAGCGCACTATAGCGTTGCTTACCACTGTCGTTAGTGTTGGCGCTGTTGCAGCATATGTCTTTCGCAGCCGTAAGGATAATCATCACGATTCTCAAGTGGGGGATGAGCACAAAAGCCCCCGCAAAGGGTTTACTGTCACTACGACTTCTAATGATAGGGTTAGTCGATGGGAAACTATGGGTACTAGGGTTGATCAAGCATCCATGTACGGTCTTTCACAGCAGAGTCTATCTGCTAGTGGATCGAATGTTGTTAGCATTACTGCTAATAATATGGTCGACATCACGTTTAGTAGCAGCATTAGTTCCTATAAGTGCGCTGGCATTATGGTCGCTGGTAGGCGTTTGATCCTCAATCGCCACAGTCTTCCTCAGTATTGCAAGCAGCGTTCTACCAATCCCAAATGGTCTGAGTACACGATGACTGTCCACGGCGCGGGGTACAACAATCATAACCTCGGGTCTAAAGACATTGTTGTTTCTCATGATCATATCAATGGCAATTACCTGCCCCTCAGGGATTTGGCTGGCATTATGCTTCCAACCAATTGTAGGCCCTATCGCGACATCAGCGATTTCTTTCCAAAGGCTCCAAATGCTTTGTGGACCAAGGATTTCGTTTACACCCGTTCGGTCATGCCACCTGGCACTAAAATGGCGCTAGGGAGGAAAACCCCTATGGGTGTTGATGTATCGCCCTACGGACTTGTAGTTCCAGGGGACCAAACCCGAGCTGAACACGTTATGGTGCCGCTAGGCAAGTCTCGGAAGATTACTTTGGATGTGGCCGATGACATTGGACCACCCGTGATGTGCTTCCAGCTTAAGACGCCTGATGTAGTCACGCTCGCCGGCCATTGCGGCTCCCCATATTTTCTCTATGAAAGGATGGACAATATTGGAGCCATAGGTGGCATCCACTTGGGTCAAATGATCGACGAACGTTCCACGAAGGTGGTAATTCCGATCTATTGCTCCGACATTGTTGCCTTATTCAGCGACATCGAAGCGCCCCCGGAATCGGAGGCTGGCCCAATTATGAGTGAGGCAGAAACCCAAAGTGGGGTGCTTAGTCATAGTTTTGCCACATGCAATTATGAGCTGCAGCAGGGCGACATCAAATTTGATATCACACTTCACAACAGCCCGAAGTTGTCGTCTGACACTTATTGGGCTCAGAATACCATTGAATACATGAAAGATAAGATGGGAGTTGAGGTTAATGTCAATTCATTTGCCGTTGTTGGTTACGATACCGGTGGCGGGAATTTGTCATCAGACTATCAGAAATCACCGATGTATGAACCCATATATAACATGGATCCTACTGGCCTTCCTGACAATATGCGTAGCGACAAGCACGTTAATAATTTGACCAGGAGCAAGCGGAATCATGATGCGGCTGCAGGCATTGCTGCCATAATGACACATGAGGACTACAATCCAGTGTTGGCAGATGAATTTATGAATGCAGCTGAGGCATATTTTGAATCAATCGTCGCCCTTGACCAGAAGGGTGATGGCTGCATTTTCAAACACGTCCACCCAGTGGATGTTGATGTTGCCATTAATGGATCACACTTCTCTAATGATGGAATCACCACTACCAACCACAAAGGTATGGAGGCTATGGCTATGAAAACTAGTCCAGGCCATCCGTGGGTTATGATGTTCCCTGATGATGTCCAAGAGGGCATTCAGAGGGTGGGTAAGTATCCTTGGTTTAAATGTGCCTATGAGCCTGATGGGCGTCGCCATTACACTATGGGACCTCAGCTCTCAGACTCTTATCAAGAGCTTCTTTCTCTCTTCAAGAAGGACCACAAGACGAAAGTCAAATTTGTGACAGCCTGCAAGGATGAGGTAAAGAAAGACAAGAAACCTACTCGACTTATTATGGTTGGGCCTCAGTGCTTGACCATTGTCTGTAGGCAGTTTTTGATGACCATATGCCGCGTCATGCAGCTTAACCCGTTCGTATTTGGTGCCGTCGTTGGCCTAGATGCTACATGTGTTCAGTGGGACCAAGTTCATAACTTCATTTGTGGCACTCAAAGCAAGAGGTACGCTTTTGATGGCGATTACAAAGATTTCGACAAGAGCCTTTTTCAGGAAGTCACTGATGGGGTCAAATGGATTATTTTGTCCATCTGCGAGTGCAGTGGTAATTTCGATGATGAACAAATGTTTGTCGTTGAGTCGATACTGTGCTGCCTACTTTCGCCAGTAGTTGACGTCTTTGGCGTCATATATTGGTTCCGGTCTTTCAACACGAGCGGTAATTCACTCACCACCCAAATTAATTGCATTGCGAATATGCTATTCGTTTGGGTTGCTTGGACTCGACGGATGAAGAAGGACATGGGGAGCGCGTATGACGAGCGCCTTAGTCGGGATATGTTTAACAGGCTCGTCCATGTGGTCACCTACGGAGATGATCATATGGTTGGCGTAACTTACCCGGATATACTCAATTGCCGCATTATGGAGGAGGAGCTTTCCCAGCTTATTACTTATACGGATGCTCACAAGAACACTGGCGCTGACATTGCTGAATTTACTTCTCACGATGAGTTGATTTTCCTAGGCAGGTCCATGGTGATTGATGAGTCAGGTTCTTGCAAACCACCACTTGAGTTCAAACGTTTGGCCAAGACGTGCCTTTTCTTTAGGAAGCGCGCTGGAATTCAATATGAGCATATGATCCCAGATTTATTTCAGGGAATTTTGCTCGAGGTTCACTTTCATGGCAAGGACGTGTACAACGTCTTCTACGAGCGAATACTCGAGATCATGTGTGAACATTATTCCATGAACAGGGGTGACCTTGAAGCCTCTTTCTTTATGAACGCTTCTGGCCAATTGCTCACCTATGATTATTTCCGCCAGTGGTGGCTTGAGAAGAAAGATAAGGGGTATCTTCATGATCCAAAATATGAGATGGTTGTGCACCCCGATCCTGAGAAGGACCGGGAGTTGCATGATCGGTACCTTGCGCTCAAAGCGCTTGGTGCCACAGACACCAACGTGGCTTAAATGCCACACCAAAAGGTTTTTCCGGTGTTCCTTAATAAACCGGTGCTTGTGTATATATTTTATATATA